AACCATCACCTCTAACTAATAAAATTCCAGTAGCTGGTTCTAACTCCATATTACCAGAATCGTTCATCAATTTATCGCCAAGAGTAGCACCAGTTAAAGTTTTACTTGAAAGAGTTTCTGTACCACCAATTGTCGCAAAATCATCATCTGATAAAGCAGTATTAAATAGTGCTGTAGTACCTGTAATAGTATTAGTCGCTAAATCAATTGATTTATTTGTTAATGTATCTGTTGATGTTTCTGTAAGAACTGTAGCGTCAATATCAAAAGTTAAAGTATTACCAACTAAAGTAGTATCAATACCAGTTCCACCTGCTAAAACACGTAATCTATTCTGGTCTATAGAACTACCGTCACCTATAGCAGTATAAATTTCATTAAAGTTATCATTTATAATAGCACCACCAATTCGGAGGTTACTACCTGTTCCGTCATTAGCTGCTGATCCTATATCTATTGATTGTTTTGCCATTTCTTCCTTAAATTACTTTACTATTTATAATCTTTTACGGTGTTGTATCATCAAAAGTTGGTCCTGTTTGAGAGAAGTTAGTTACTGTATTACTGAACTCATTATTACTATAAGTTAAGAATGAAGGAAACGCAAGAGCCATTTTAACTTTCTGTCCTTCAGGATGAGAAGACATTAAGAATACTCCACCTTGACCATCTAAACTAGTTCTTGTTCCAAATACTTTTAAATTATTTAATTGTTCAAACGTATGTCCTGTACCACCAATTGAAGTATTAAATATAGTATTTGCATACCTATTAAGTGTTCCCCATTTTGGTCCAGCATATGCGTAACCAGCTTTAACAAATTGACCACCTATTGTTGCCCTTTTTCTACTTAAATAATCTATATCTAAACCTGGTCTTATTAAAGTTATATCTCTTTGATTTGCTTCAAAATGTTCAATTGTTCCTGGGTCCAAATCAATTGATCCTGCTTCGTGAGCTTTTGCTCTTAAAGATGTTCCATCATCTATCGTTCCTAATCTTCTACCAAATATCACCGAGAATAAAGTATTAAGAATTGCAATTAATGGTATTTCAACTTCCGTTCTACCAGAAATAGCACCAACTAATGGTAATCTTCCTCTAGCATCTATGTTTGAAGTAATATCTACTTGACCTGTAAAATAGAATCCTGCTGTATGCATTGTCTTTTTAAATGCGTCCCGCCATACTGCAATAGAACTAGCAACTTTTAATACATAAGAAAAATCTTGATAGTATCTACTATCTTGTACTTTCATTGTTACTTCAGAAAGTTTACCATCTTCATTAATAAATTTACCATCTGTATCTGAAACTGAAACTACATTGACATTTGCTGTTGCAACATCAATTTTAGCAATAGTTCCTGACCCACCTGAATCTGCTGATAATAATTGACCTTCTGTAAATGCACCTGTAATACTTTTAATTCTTAATACATTTGTAGAAGTGTTATATGAAACAATTGTTCCTTGTCCACCTGAAACTGTACAAGATTGCCCTACTGTAAATAGACCAGTAGCACCTGTTAATACACAACTGTTATAAAATTCTAATACTGGAGGACTAGGAGCGTCTTGATATTTTTTTCCTAACTCAATTGTTTTTAATGCAATAATTCTTCCAATTTCATCACCCCACGCCTTTACACTTCCAGTTGAACCGCCTGATGATGTTATAGTTACGCCAGGTAAAGAAGTATATCCTGTTCCATTATAAATTAAAAATATCTTTTCAATTGTTCCTGTGCCTGTTCCTAATTCTTGCATAATACTATTACCAAAATATGGGTCTGCTGCCATAGTACCATCTTCTAAAACTATTTGGTCAGAATCTTCACCTGCAATACCACCATTAATAACTCTTACAAATCCAGCAGCATCCCTTCCACCTGTTCCAGTATTATCAAATACTAATTTATCACCGACTTCATAATTTATTCCTTTATTATTAATTACAATATCTGTTATTCCACCAGAACCAACTTCATCAATATTAAATATAGCACCAACTCCACCTGCAATAACTTTAATTGTATCAGTAGTTTCATTTAATGCACCATCATTTGTAAGTGATTTTGTTCCTGGTATTCCTGTTATAGTTGCTTTAATATACCAATCGTCTTCATCTGAAGCAGAACCTTGTAGTTGTTCTCCAATTTGAAATGTGCCTTGAATAGAATCACTATTTAAAATAAATTCTGTAACTGTATCTGCACCTATTTGAAAATTGGTAACATTTTCAACAACTGCATAGGCACCACTATTTGCACCTGTAATTGTTCTTCCAACTAATTGTGCTGTATCGCCAATATCAGCAATAGCTCTTAAAACTTTTAATGTATCATACTTACCATCTGATATTCTTAATATTTGTTCTCTTGGATAAAAGGTTTGTGATTCTTCATTGAATAATATTCTAAAAAATATTTCGTGTCCTCTATTCGTTCCTTTTGAACGATAAAGTGATTTAACATTTTTTATAAGACTTCTTTTGTCAACTTGATTTGCTAATGTATCTGGTAGTGTTGCAAGAAACTCATCTCTAAAATTTGATAAGAAATTACTAATTACATTATCTGGATCTCTAAAGTTAACTAGGTCAGCAATATTATTTACTGGATTGGGTTTATAATTATTTATTGTTGCATAAGCATTTGAACTACCACCTACAATTATTTCACCTGTTATAAATTTACTATTAGCACTTATGAATAAACGTTTAGTATCTAAATCTTCTGTTAATACAACAGCAGTTGCACCAGAAGTTTGTCCTGTAATTGTTTCACCTCTTTCAAATTTTCCATATTCAGTACCAGAGTAAATTTCAAAAATAAGTTTATCACCTGCGTCAAGTGATGTTCTTGCACTACCTAAAGCACTTGCATTTAAAACTAAATTATTTGCTTGGTCTGTTTCTGTTTCTAATAAGATACCTTCTGTAGATTTAACAGAAGTTACTGATAACTCAGCGGACTCTAGTAATTGGTAATAGACTTTAAGAAATTCAGCAAACTTTGGATGTTCACTAACTACGAATTCAGGTAGTTGACCAGAAAGTATTGTAGAAATCTTATCATTAAATTTTGCCATTTGTCATTAGTAACTGGAAGTAGTTGTGTAGCCCACACCTGCCTCAGCACTTCCTCCTACAAAACTATCAGCGGCAACTGTTATACTTGAATTTGCAACATCAATTTCTATAATTTGGTCTCTAACTGGAACAACATCATTAGAAGTTGGTGTTACTTTTAATTCAACTACTGTTGAAGTTGCGCCTCTAATATTTGATATAGCAGCAATGTTCATTGAATTAAGTGTTATTGCACCTGTGGCATAATCAATAGTACCTTGCGTTGAATTTAAATAAGATTTTACTCCACTTGAATAAAAAAATAAACGAACATTACCTGCGCCATCATCATCAAAAAAGCATTCGTTATTATTACCATCTATTTTAAATCCTGATGAACTTAATATTCCGCCTGTAGTTGCCATATGTCCTTCGTGTGGATTATATAATGCATTTCTAAAATAGATACTATATTTTGCTGATGTATTAATTATTGGTTGAAAATCTTTTCTAATTTTAACAGTTGTTATGTTTGATAAAATACTATCATCAGCACTATCAATCAAACCTGTAACTTTTGAATATCTGAATACTGAATCAAACTTTTGTAAAGTAGAAGCATTATAAGATGTTAATGTAGCAATTATATCTGCCTTTAAAGTATCAGCAGTTTTTGCTGTTGCCTTTGCGTCAAACTTAACATTTGAAGTAATTAATACAGAAGTTGTTTCTGGATCTTTTATAATTGGTCTTACTGAAGCAACGTTATAAGGTTTTAATTGAGTTACAATTTCTTCTTTTGTTGTATCTGTTAATGTTGAACCTGATTTTGCTTTGATTGAAATATTTACTACACCATAAGTTGGAGTTTCATCATCTTCACCACCCCACGCACTTACTGATAATGCATTTGGATAAATTGATTTAACTAACGTTTCATAATCAGTTGCTGTAACTGCTCTATCTTGAGCACCATATTGTAAAGGTGCATTAAATTTTATTGAGTCATTTGTTTCTGCTATTGCACCACCTGAAGAATTTGATTCAGTTGTTATAGTTACGTTTGTAAATCCACCAACATTTCCTGATAATGAAAATTTTGAAGCACCATTTGAATCTGGTGCATTAGTTACAATATATTCTAATATAACAATATTACCATCAACTAATTTCTTACCTACAACACCATCACCAAAATAAATTTCATAATTACTATTTACACCTTCTTGTATAAAATATGCTTTTGTATCAGTTGCAATATTATTATAACCACCTGATAAAGAATAAACTGCTTGTGTAGTATCTGTAGCATTGTTTTGAACTGTAACTTTTAAAGTTGAAGTATCTGCTGTATTACTAGGTATGGCAAATTTCTGGTCAGTATCTCCTTCATATGTATATTTAAATGTAACCAACGTTCCTTCATAAAGAGATACATTTTCAAATTTATAAATTCCATCTACTGGTGAAATTGTTATATCTTCATTAGTCACGTATTGATAATCAACTGCTTCAACTGTAGTTGTGAAAACTGTTCCCTTCTGCATTGTAACAGACGAACCTGTTGCGCCATTAACAAGAATATCAATAGACGCTCTTGGTGCTCTAGGAGATGTAGGAGTATATCCTAACATCTTTGCTAATGAAACAATATTTTTTCTTATGTCTGCACTATCCAAAAACATTTCATTAGTTGACATATTAGCAATGTATGACAAGTAGTGAGTGTTATATGATAGTACATCTAATAGAATAGATAAACTAGACCCTTCAAAATCATAGTCTTGAAATTGAGTTTGACTTTGTAAAAATGTTTTTAAATTTGCTTTAATTAAATCAAAATCTAATTCTGATATTTGTAATTTATGTTGTGACATCTTATTATACTCGTTCTACTTTTATTTTTTTATTGAAAGAAGGAAATGTAATGCTTGGATCCATATGATGTTCTTTTCGTGGTCTTGTTTTATCACCATAACCTACACCCATTAACAAAAATACATCTTCACCTAATATACTTTTAACTTTATCTCCATCAAAACACTGGCAACAACCTGATTCATATCCTAAAAGATTAGCAGTAAGAGTTAAATATCCAGCAGCAATTCCAATTGCACGATTTTCATCCGTCTTTCCGTCTTCAGAATTTCTTTCTTCTTCTATGCCAAGTTCATTCTCTTTATCCGTTCTGGCTTCCATATTATCATCTCTATCTTTTGCAAAAACAAATAATGTATTTGCTAATACTTGAGGATTAGTAATTGTTAAATAATTACCATCTTTGTCCTTTTGCAAACGATATGTAAAACCATCTGTAGCATTATGTATTGCTTCAATCTTATTACGGTCTTGTGTATATAGAACTTTATAAAATACACGGTTTTGTTTAGATGAACATTGTGTCACCGCCTGTTCCATCGTTTTAATATCTTTATCTGGAATTTGTTTAGATAAATCCCAATTCCTATTACATTGCTGTGATTTTGCAATTGTTCTTTCTAAAAATTTATTATATTCACTCATAATCTTCTTATCTTAACCTTTGTAAACTTATTGCTGTTTCTTGTGGTTCTGGTACACCTATAATATTAAAATATATGGTTACATCTAATCTATTCTCATCAGCATTACCACTAACTCTTGCACCTTTTTCAAAATCATCTCCATTTATCATAATACCAGTTAACTCAATTCTAGGTTCATTATTAATTAAACACTCTTCTATTTTTCTTTTTAAATAGACATTCAATACTGGAGAATAATTTTCAAAAAGCAATCCCCTTACACCACAACCTAATTCTGGATGGAAAGGTCTTTCATAGAAATTTGTTTGTATTAAATTTTTAACAGACCTCTTTATTGCTATTGCGTCTTCAACCACATTAACGTCATTAGTAACTGGATTTCTACCAAAGTCTAAATCTATATCTTTAAATTTCCTAGATGTTCTAGTACTAGTACTTTTAACGTGTTTTGTATAATCATCTAAAAATGCTGAATTGCTTTGTGCCATAACTGTAATATTTATACAGTTTAACCCGCTCTTACAGTAGTAGAACCTTTAATTAATTGTCCTGCGTCTGCGCTATCACCAATTCGTGATACAGGTAATCCTACAACTCTAACTGTAGAACTTCCTACATTAACCATCATCACGTGTGCTGGACAAAAAGGTGGTGGTGGTGCTGGGTGTACTACAGTTTTATCTGTTTTTCTTGCTATAACAATATTATTTGCTCTTACAGTAGATTGTGTTGGAGTATCTAACGTAGTTACTCCAGCACAAGTGTGTCCTGTTGTTAATTGGTCGCCTTTTCTACTGATACCTGGCATTGCTTTATGCTAATATCCAAATTAGAACTACTAATATTAAAACGTATACTGGAACTTTAGTTTCAGTTAACCATTTTTTTGCGTCTTTTAAATATTCTATCATTTTACCTCTATTTTACCTCCAGCAGACTCAATATCTGCCTTAATTTTATCTGCTTCATCTTTTGCTTGGTCTTCAGCGATAATTGAAGGACAACCTTCTACAAAATTCTTTGCTTCAAGTAGTCCCATATCTTTAAAAGCTCTAATTGCTTTAATTACACTAATTTTTTTATCAGGATCAAAACCTGTTAGTGTAATTTTGAATAAAGACTCTTCTTTTACTTCTTCAACTGGTGCAGGTGTACTCATTATAGCATTTAAATCTAAACCCCAAGTCTTTTCTAGTTTTTTTGCTAATTCACCCGCTTCAATAACTGTTAATTTACCCAATTGTTCTACTAACGTATCAATATTACTCATAATTTACTTTCCTATCTTATCTTTTCTACCTATAGGTAGTTTTTGCCACTTGGTCATCTCTTGACCTTTCTTACTTATCCACTCAATAAAGATTAATGGCGTTTTTACTTTATTTTGAAAAGATTTAACTGCCTTTTTCCAACTCGTAGCAGATATTTCTTGATTTATTTCTTTATTATCTGTAAACTTAAACTTTTTTTCTTTTGACATTCTGTTTATTCCTTTTCACACTACATTTTTTATCATCACATCTACAATATTTACAGATTTCCAATTTTCTTGCTTCCATCATTTCGTACTTTGGCTTTCCGCAATGGGATTCTCTCCCACAATTGTTGCAATAAGTCATAATATAGTATTTATACTAAAAATCACACAGGTAAACTGCTTCCCGATTCGGAAATTTGTCTATGTCATAGGAAAATCTGCAATTATGAACGTTTCCACAAGAAACTAGAACAAAAAGCGAACACACAACTAAAAAAACCTTGATTTTTCTCATTTTTTTTGAATTTTTCCCTTGACTTTCCTAAATTTTTAGTGTATATTTAACGTATAAGTTGAAAAGGAGAACATTATGAAAAAACTACTTGAATATTTAACTATCATTTTATCAATAGTAGGTACTTTCTGTTTAATCGGTGCTGTCGGCGCAATTGACGGCGGTTATAACGGAGTTCCAATGAACGATAATTGGTTTTTATGTGGTACTTTGTCATTGTTAGGAATTGCTATGTTTATTTTAGCATTATACTCGCAAACGTTGTATTCTGAACAAGACTAACCACTAGATTTTAATAAATAGCCTATCTCTATTCCTAGCTCACTTGCTTTATCAATAGTTTTAGATGATTTTGAATAGAATCTATCTTTACCATCTGGTGAAAATAGTTCTGCTTCAAGATTAATCGTATTACCATCAATATTTGCAAATACACCTATCGCTGTATCACAATCTCCTTCTATAATCTTAAGCACATTTCTTTCAGCTTTAACACAATTGTGTGTTGCTGTATGATTAACATATCCTAATAACTCAATTATCTCTTCATCATCATTTCTACATTGTAAGGCAATAACACCTTGTCCTGCACACGGTATCATTTCACTAGTAGAAAACGTTTGAGAAATCTTGTTCTCTAAACCTAATGATTGAATTCCTGCATAAGACAAAATAATAGCGTCAAATAAACCATCATTTAGTTTTTTAATTCGTGTATCAACGTTTCCTCTTATCAACTTACATATAAGGTCTTTTCTTATATTCTTTAATTGGAATTCTCTTCTAAATGAAGAAGTACCTATAATTGAATTTGGAGCTAAATCTTTTAAGTGTTTATTATCTCTACTAATTAAAATTTCTCTTGGATCGTTTCTTTCTAAAAAACAATTAGTTAATAAACCTTCTGTTTCTTCCGTTGGCATATCTTTTAATGCGTGAACGGCTATATCTATTTTTTTATCTAATAATTCAACTTCTATCATCTTGGAAAAGAGACCTTTACCTCCAGCTTCAGAAAGTCTTACATCTTTAAGTTGGTCACCTTTGGTTTCAATTTCTTTGATAATGACTTCTTTGTTTAATACTGCTTTAGCTTTTTCAGCATAGATACGTGCTAATTTACTTCCTCTTGATCCTAATGTGAGCGGCATAATCGTCTTGCACCATAAGTTATCATAAAACAAGCACCTGCTCTTTTGAATACTTGATATGTTTCTTCTAAACTACCAGGCGCACCAATACCTAACCATTCTCCAGATGTTTGATATACACCTACAGGTTTCTTTGTAATATTTCTTATTGGTTCAATTAAGTCTAAACTTGTCATACCAGGTTTTACCATTAATTCATCTGCGCCATCATCTGAATATTTTATAGACCTTATAATTGCCTTATGTCTATCGCTAACATCTAATTGATAGGGTCTATGAATACCTTTTGGTATCTTCATTACATCACGCCAACCTCTATAAAATGTTGAACGAAATTTTGTACTATAACTCATTACAGGTATCTGACCATTATTAATTGATTTAATATTCTTAACTGTATTGTCTTGACAATCACTTGGCGCTATTGTAGCACCTGACGCTGTGTAAATCTCTAAAGCTGATTGTAGTAATAGGTCATCTGTTTTTTCTTGGTCTCCTGTTACACAACAATGTCCATCGTGGGTATAAGAACATAAACATACATCAACATTTAATTTTATAGGTATATGTGATAGACGTTGTAAAGAGTGAGCAGTTTCACACACTTTGTCAAAGTTAAATAACTTAAATTCAGGTATGTAAAATAAAAGAAATTCTTTTACTCCTAAATCAATATCTTTCTTAACACGTTCTTTGACATCTTTTGCACTAAAGATTTTATTATCTTCTCCTAGTCCAGTTTCTCTTGTAGAGTTACTAGCAAAGATTGGTTGTATTAATCTCATTTTGCTGACTTTGCTAACATTTGATGGTTTCTTTTATACATCAATGCTGTTCGTTGTTGTTCTTCGTGAGGTGCTACTAATTTAAATTTAGATATACCCATTTTCTCATACATAGGTAAATCAAAATAAAATTCACTCCAAGTTATATCATCATTATAAAAAGTACGTTCCATACCTAAATGAATTAAACTACATATCATTCCTTTTCTTTCTTCTCTATTAATTTTAGAAGTTGTACCATAACAAACTTTACTAGGACAATTATAAGAACACTCTATGTTCATAAACAATCTTAATAAATCTTTTCTCTTAATACTTTCTATAAACTTTAAATCATCATTACTATGAATAGGTAAAACAATTGTATCGTATAAATTCTTTGCAACAACTTTTTCATAATGTTCATTGTCTGTAATATCTTGTATGCAACTTGCTTCTATTTTATAATCAGGAAAATCATTTCTAATATATTCAGCCAACTTATCAGTTGCTGTAATAACTGCATTTCCTTTTCTATGATATTCTTTTAAAAACGGTTTACTTTCTTTATACTTATCATCTGTTATAAATTTATTCTGTAAAGTAAGTTTCATACCAATACCCTTATCATAAATCCATTTAATATCTAACTCTAACATTTCTGGAGTTTCTGCAGGACGTCCACCGTATAAAGGACAATGTTCTTCCGTTTGTCCAAAAACAGAATCTATATCATCATAGCCAAATGAAAAATTAGAGTGTTCTTCTGCGTGGCGTATTTGTACATCCAAAAAAGGTTTAATATGCACATCATTTTCTTTTCTTGCTGAACAAGATATTACTCTTCCCATATCGCACCTGGTGGCATAGACATTAATATTGCTTCAGGATTTCCTCCACTTCTCAATCCAAACTTTGTTCCTCTATCATACATTAAATTAAATTCAACGTATCGTCCACGTTTTAATAGTTGTGTATACTTATCTTGCTTCGTATATTTTAAATTCATCTTTGGTGTTATAATCTCTTTAAGTAATTGACAAAAGGTTCTACCAACATCTTTAACAAATTCAAAATGTTTCTTACCATATTTGTAATCAAAGAAGATACCACCTACACCTCTTGTTTCTTCTCTATGGGGTAAATAAAAATACTCATCACACCATTTCTTATATGTTTTGTAATAAAGTTTATTATGTCTATCACATAATTGTTTTAATCTGTAATGCCATAAATTTCTTTCTATATCATCTTTCAAACACGGTGTCATATCTGTACCTCCACCAAACCAACTTTTTTCTGTTTCAATATATCTTGTATTAAAATGTATTGCAGGTACTTTAGGATTCTTTGGATGTAATACTACTGATACTCCTGTTGACCAGAAGTTTCTACTATGTTTTGTACCAGGGATTTCTTTTGCGAAGTCTTTTGGAAACTTACCTACAACATTACTAAAGGTGACACCTCCCTTTTCAATCACATCACCTTTAATTGTTTTAAAGTTACCAAATTTCCATTTGTTATCTTTAAATTTTGCTTTAGTTTCTAACTCTTCAATAGTCTGACAAATTGATTTTTGCAATTCAATAAACCATTGCAACGCTTCTTGTTTCATTACTTTATTTCAGCGGCTATTCTTGAAGCAAAGCTACTTTCTTCTTTTTTTAATTTTACTTCTTCAAGTGTCTTTGATACATCTTTAGGATGATTAAAGTATAAATTGCCTGATACACTTATTCTTGTTCCTTTTGTTTTAAAAGGAATTACTTGATGTCTTAATTGTGCTGGAAATATCCACATCCCACCCATTTGAGGATTATAACCATATGAGTGTTCTGCCCAAGTTGGATTAGCTTGTTCACCATAATGAAACGTAATACCACCTGGACCAAAACTCTTGCCTTTATAATTTTTTCTTTCTTCTGTTAAGTCTGGCGTATTTAAAAAGATAACCCAAGATAACATTCCTTCGTGTGTATGTTCAGGATTAGCTTCGTTCTCTTTCATATAATTAATCCATAAGTTCATAAGTGTGAATTTTGTTGAAAATCGGTCTTCTGTAAAAGGTTGTCCAATATAGTTCGCTGACGCTTTAACATACTCATTAATGTATCGTTGAAACTCTTTTATAAACCATTTTTTATCTTCTAAAGGAAAACCTCGTTGGTCTTCTATTATCCCTGCTAAGTTTTCATTGACTGAACCTGGTATTAGTTTTTGTCCTCTTTCAGTAAGTCCTTCTAATAACTCTTGATGAGCATAATACATTGCCACATAAGGACCAAAATTTAAATTGCCACCCTTTTGTTCTTCTTCAACAATTAGCGTATCCTCTTTATGTTTACGGTGATTTAAAAAATGTGGATTAAATTTATCGTTATTATCTGTCATATCCAATAATCATATTCATTTGGTTTAGGTTTGTATCCGTCATTATCAAAATGTTTATCTGCCCATATTGAAAAACATAAGACAATCATTGCAAATCCAATTATCAACCAAAGACCCTTTCCTTCTTCCCAATTTGTTAATAAGTACCATAGTACTTGTAGTCCATTCATTTCATCATACATAGTTATTCTTTCCTTATTTTATCCATTTTTTGTAAAACTGCTTCTTGTTGTCTTTCATTATAAAACCTTTTATGTTCTTCTTCTGTAATCGTTGCTTTTCGTCCATCACGTACTATTATCTTTAGTTGTGTATCTGTTAAATATATTACTGGTGAGATATAATATATGCCTTGATAACTATAAGGTTTGTTAACATCTGGATCCATAACGTAATCATATTTAGTTTCTTTTTTCGGTATCGTATCATAATGCACTCCTTTATCTATATTCCAACAATGATGTATAATCGGTGTTGCATTAATACTTTCATTATAATTATCAACCAACCAACCTGTAATAAACTTCGTACCAAAGTTTTTTGCTTCTACAACGGACATAGTAATACACTCACGTCTTTGATAATTACTATTCGGTCTATGTTCAACCTTTTCTATGTATTGTGCGTTAGGTCTGTACTTTAGAAATTGTTGTGTTGCGTTTTTCATACTGTAGTTTATCTTTCAATGCGAGTTTCAGTTTCTTCAAGTCTTTTAAATCTCTCCAAGAATCAGATGACCTATCGTTGTTTCTTACCTCTTCTTGTAGTCTTGTTTTTCTTTTTAAGTCTTTGTGATTTGCTTTTAATTCCGCCATATATTGTCCTTTCGTCTATATCGTGTAGTCGTGGATTATATCCTTTCGGCCAATTCAGATTGAGTGTTAAAGTAGAATCATCTTGACATACTATTCTTATTTGGTGTCCTGTGGGTGTTGAGTTATCCCAATAACGTTCATAGTTATTTAAGTTAATGACTTGATGTTTTTTCTTTTTTGATTTTTTCTTGACTGAATCAAACATACCCGAGTTGGGTGTGTTGTTTGCGATATCATCTAAAAATTTGGAATCTTTAGGACTTGCGTTAAAGTCATACGTAGCAGGATAGATACCTGCGTCTTCTTCTTGCGCTATTTTTTGTGCAAAGGTCTCCATAATATTTTTGTTCATACATAATCTCCTATAATACTATTTATAACGCCACGCCCACCCTCTCAAACTTGCAAGATTCTAAAAAAATTTCAGACTTGACATTACCAGCCAAACCTGATAAACTCTTATAAATATAACTTTAGAATGGAAGTGCCTTCTAAAAACAAAATCATCATAGAATCAAGCCATCATAGTCACACCTTTGCTGACGTAGACTTTATCGTCTATTGTCAAAAGGCATTGTATAGCCGAAGTCCTTTTCGTGTAAGAATTGTAGATTGGGAACCCGAGTATTGCATTGCCTATATTAAAACATTAAGACAACACGATAGATGGAAACCTTTAACCATAACCTATACACGTAGAGGTCACTATATCTATTTGTGGAATAAGAGTTATGTAAAAGGAAAGAGATATTGAGAAATTTCGGCGTTTTGGTCTTTAAGCACTCAAAGCATTCTTGCAGACACTACACGTCTATATATGCTTTATAAGTTTCCAAGAATAATAGCCATAATAACAAATACAATGAATAGTATGTATACACTTAGCATTCGCTACGCTCAGTCATCCCAAGGAAAAACCTCATCTAATTTATTTCTTGCACGTAGGACTACTTTACGTCCTGGCTTTGTATATTCAATTGCTTTAACTTGTTCTTTGGGTTCGCCTTCCCATTCAAATCTGTAATCCTCATTTTCAGGTATCCAGTTAACACTTGGCGTTTCATATGCTTCTTGCGGAAGTTTAGTCCAGAT